CAGGATCTGCTGGCTCCCAGCCGCGAGCGGCAGATGGCCCAGCTCCAGAACACGCTGTTCCAGCAGGGCCGCAGTGGCCTGTCGGTCGGGGCCACCAGCGCTCGTCCGAGCGGAGCGGCCGGCCTGGGCGCAACGACCCCTGAACTGGAGGCGTACTACAACGCTCTCGCGCAGCAAGATGCCGCGCTGGCCGCCCAGGCCATGCAGGCCGGACAAGAGCAGACGCGCTTTGGCGCGGGGCTCTTGGGAACTGGCGGCAACCTGCTCACCCAAGGCTATCAGGGCCAAATCAGCGCTCTTGCGCCGTTCCAGACTTATCTGGGCAGTGCGGCGTCGCTGGAGGGGCAGGGCCAAAACGCGTTGGAGCTGGGGTCCGCGCTGGGCGGACGGATCGCCAACCCGACGGGGGCTAACGCCTTGTACGGCGGCGGTATGGCAGCCGCGTCGACGATGGCCGCCGCCAACGCCTACAACCCGTTCGCCACCGCCCTCACGATGGCCAGCCGCAACCCGGCCATTCAGTCGGGCATACAGAACCTGTTCTCGCCGTCAGCCCCGCCAGTCGGGTATGACACCAGCTCCTACAGTGCTGGCGGTGAGTTCGGACTTGGCGGCTACTAAATTGCCCAGGCACTTGGAGTTCTAATCATGGCCACCACCATCGAATCTTTGTTCGGGATTACACCCGAGATGTATCAAGAGGAGCGCCAGGCTCTGGCAGACAAGCAGGCGCTTGAGTTCGCCAAGCTCACGCCGTTCCAGCAAGCCAACTTCGCCATCGGTCGCGGCGCGTACCAACTGGCTGGTGCCCTTGGTGGTCAAGACCCTGAACTGCAGAGAATTAGCCTGCGTCAATCTATTGCCGGTCAGCTTGACCTCAACGATCCGGCATCCATTCAGGCTGGCGTCATGGCTCTTCAGCAGGCCAATGACATCCAGGGCGCGATGATGCTGATGAGAGCTGTTGATCAGGCAACTGATCGTGCAGGCAAGGCAACTGAAAGCCAGTTCAAGATGCTAGAGCGGGATGAAAAACTTAGACAACTTCGCCAGGCTCAATTGGCTCAAAGGGTCGCCCAAGGTGCATATCAGCCCGGAGAGGCTGCTTACATCCCCGAGGGTCGTGCGTTGCGTGACGACGAGGGCAACTTGATGCCTGGTGCGGTAGCGCGGCCGTCGTCTTTTGATGTCAGCCGCGTCGCTCCTGAACTTCTAGCTCTTGGGCCGGCCGGAATTGCTCAGTTGAAGGTTTTGACCGAGGCGCAGCAGCTCAATCAACCCAAGACTGTAACGGTTAAAGAAGGGGAAACCCTTTACCAAGTTCCGACTTCACCTGGTGGTGAATACAAACCTGTTGTTGTTGGTGGGGATAAGCCAACTCCGTTCACTGGAGACATGGCTAACGCTGCAAATATTCTGTTCAAAACAACTGATCCGCAAAAGATTTTTGCCACACAAGGTCAGGCTGGACTGGACGCTGTAGCGAAAAAAGCCGAGCAAATGGCACAGAGCAAGCGGCCTGTCACAAACATTACTGCGCCAGTCACGGTCAACATGCAAAAGGGCTTTGGTGAGAACCTGACAGAAACGATTACCGGCAACTTAAAAGCCGGACGTTCTGCCGGTTCAACGCTATCGACCGTTGAGAATATGAAAACGCTCTTGGATGAGGGCGTCAGGACTGGCTTTGGTCAAGAAACTCTGCTCAAACTTGGTCAAGTTGGCCAGCTGTTTGACCCCAATTTCAACACCAAGGGGCTTGCTGGCCAGGAGGCGTTCCAGGCATTTGCGACTCAAATTGTGCTGCCGCAGGTTAAGCAACTGGGTGCAAACCCGACCGATACTGACCTGAAGTTCATTGTGACGGGATCTGCTGGTCTTTCCAAGACTGTCGAGGGAAACCGACTGCTTCTTGATACTTTGCAGCTCAAGCTCCAGCGCGAGCAGGATCTGGCTCGATTCTCTAATCAGTGGCTTGCTTCTAATAGCAATCTTGTCAAAACCGATCCGATCCAAGCTCAGTCCAAGTTCAACACGGACTTTGACACCTACACTCTATCGAGCCCGTTGTATGGCCAGGCGGCCAACAATCTGCGGACTCGCTTCTCTGCCCTCGGCGGGAACGTCCGAGGATCTGAGCCTGCACGGCGTGCGGCGCAAGCTGGTGGTTTGACCCGATAAGGAAGAAACATGGCATCCCTGAATGACCAAATCCTTGAGTTCAGAGACGAACTTCAAATCGCTAAGGAAGAAGGCCGGATAACTCCTGAAGGCCAGAAAATGCTTGACCAGCTAGACACCAAGAGCTGGTCTACGGGTGGTTTTGGTCAGTTTCTGCAGGGCTTGTCGCTCAATTTTAGCGATGAAGCAATTGGTGCTTTCAAATCTTTTCTAAGCCCTGGGCCGGCACAGATTGCAAAATCAATTGGTCAGATGACACCAGACCAACCCGCGCCAACACCGCGTGATGTTGGTATTGCACTTGAGCGGATTGGTCTGCAAGAAACCTCAAGAGAGTCGCCAGTCCGTAGCATTGCCGCCAATATCGCTGGCGGGGCAACTCCGGCGATTGTGACTCGAGGTCGAGGAGCACCTAGTGGGGTAGCGGCACAAACTGGCCTTGCAACTCTTGCTGGTGCAACTGCTGGCCTTGGTGAATCTGAGGCTGATTTGTTTAGCCCAGAATCCATGAAGTCTGCCGCCATTGGTGGCGGCATTGCTCTTGGTGTCTTGCCCGTTGCCAAGGTTGTTGGCATGGGAACCGGGGCTGTTTATCGTGGTGTTGTAAGGTCAATCTTTGACAATCCGCAGCGCCTCGGTACTGATGAGGCCAGAGCACTGGTCAAGCAGGCCCTTGTTTCTGACGTTGGCGGCGTTGATGAGGCGATCCGATTCGTTCTGGATCGCAAGGGCAAACCTTATGCCTTGGCAGATGTTGGCCCCAACACCAGGGCATATCTGGATGCAGCGAACACCATCCCAGGGCCTGGCAAGAAAGAAGCCGAAAACTTCTTGAGAGAGCGAGACAAAGGAACGCTTGCTCGATTGACAAGCGATTTGCAGGTCGCCTTTGGATCTAAGGCCGCTTTCTTTGATGAGTTCAATGCACTTAAAACGGCACGCTCAAATCTTGGTGGCGCTCTTTATGAACGCGCACTGAAAAAGGATGTTCCTGTTACCCCCGATCTTGTTAAGTTGATGGAGCGTCCAAGCATTCAGGATGCCTACAAACGAGCTGTTAATTTAGCTCAAGAGCAGGGCGTTAAGTTGCCAGACGTTGTTATTGATAAAGGGCGGCTTGTGACTGCTGATGGGAAACCCGTCACCAGCATCAACAGCACTTTCTTGCACTTTATCAAGATGGGTCTTGATGACGTTGTTTTCACTGGAAAAAGTCCAACGAGCGGCATTGGCAACACTCAACTCAATGCGGTCAAAGACACCAGATCTGCTTTTCTCAATCTGATTGATGCAGCAAACCCGACTTATAAAAACGCCAGGCGCGTTTGGGCTTCTGACACCGCAGTGATGGATGCGATGGAGGAAGGGCGAACCATCTTTAACAAAAGCCCCAAAGACGTTGACATTCTCTTCAATGACATGAAGACGATGACAAAGTCAGAGCTTGAGGCATTGCGCCTTGGCGTGATGCAAAACCTTCTTGATCGGATTGGTGGTGCTCAAGCTGCGGCGACTGTTGTCGGGCCTACCGGCAACCCTGCGCTTAGGATCATCAATGATCCTAAAAATATGCGTATCCTGCGGGAGACATTCCCCAAGGACGATGCTGGCAACGAGGCGTTTTCTAAGTTCATCAATAACCTCAAATCCGAGGTTGAGATGAGGAGCACCTCCAAACAGGTGCTGCAAGGATCTCAAACAGCAGAACGCCAGCAGGCAGTCAAGGATGTCCGTGCTGGTGGTCAAGCAATGAGAGAAATGCCTGCGATGAGTATTCAGGCCATCTTGACGCGGGCTTTGCAAAGGGACTATGCCCAGCTTGGAGATGCTCAAACCAGAGCTGTCGCAGATGAAATGACTCGGATTCTGACCACCACCGATCCCAAAAAGTTGCAGAAAATTGGGAAAGAGCTCGCTGGTCGAAGTGTTTACGATGTTGTTAGTAAAGACATTCCAGAGCTTCTGCCGGCACTTGGTCGCGCTGTGATCGGGCCTTACTCAATCGGATCAATGTCTGGAAATATGGCTCCAAACGTTGGCGGTGCCGCCTCTGGATTGCTTGGGCCTATTCGATAAGGCTCTGGTGGTTACCTCAATCAGATTTAAGGAATAATCCATGCTATCCCTGCTCTCGACTATGGGCGGCATCCTGCTGGGTGGCCTGCCCAAGCTGCTGGACTACTTCCAAAGCAAGGCCGACCACAAGCATGAGCTCGAGATGGCCCGCGTGCAGACCGAGCGCGAGAAGGAGCTGGCCGCGCTGGGCTTCGCGGCCCAGGCCAAGGTCGAGGAGATCCGCTCCGACCAGATTGCCATGCAAACCGACGCCGCGATGACCCAGGCGGCGCTCGACCACGACAAGCAGGTGCTCAAATCCGCCAGCAAGTGGGTGGCCAACTACATCGGCACGGTGCGCCCGACGGTGACCTACCTGTTCGTGCTCGAGTTGCTGGCCATCAACGCCTTTTTGGCTTACTACCTCTGGACCCATCCGACCCTGATTACCAGCATTGACGATGTCATCAAGTATTCTGAGATCATCTTCTCAAGTGACGAGATGGCGATGCTTGGCGGCATCATCGGGTTCTGGTTCGGCTCTCGGGGCTTCAAGAAGTGAAACTGTCCGAGCGTGGCGCTGCTTTGATGCACCGCTACGAGGGGTGCAGAAACAAACCCTATTTGTGCCCGGCGCACATCTGGACGATTGGCTACGGCCATGTGCTGTACCAGGATCAGATTCGTCTGCCGATGGTGGGCCAGCCCTGCCGCAAAGAGTATCCGCTCAGAATGGAGGACAACCGTGTCTGGACGAAAGACGAGATCAATCGACTATTCGACAATGACGTTGCAACTTTTGAACGGGGTGTTTTACGTCTTGTTCCCGGCGTGGTTGGCCGTCAAGGAGCTTTTGACGCTCTGGTCTCTTTTGCCTTCAATGCTGGGCTAGGCAACCTCCAGCGCAGCCAGATCAGGATGCGGGCGAATCGAGGCGACTGGGAGGGTTCGGCGGAGGCGTTCATGGTTTGGACAAAAGGTGGTGGTAAGGTTCTGCCTGGCTTGGTCAAACGACGCCATGCCGAACGAGAACTATTCTTATCTGACCAGTAGATGCGCTCGATGCCAAAAATCACCAACAGGCCGGATGAAAGCCAGGTGCAAGAGTTCGATAAATACATCGAGCACTGGCAGCGCGTCCTCAATCTGGGTGATTGGCGCTTAGAGCGTGGCCAAAGGCCCGCTCGCGGGGCGATGGCAAGCGTGGACTGTGATGCCTCGGCCCGGCTTGCGGTCTATCGAATCGGGGACTTTGGCGCAGCCAAAATCAACGCGGAAACGCTGTCCCTGACGGCGCTCCATGAGTGCCTGCACGTTTTCCTTTTCGACTTAATTGCGGCTGCTCAGGATTCGCGGTCAACGCCTGAGCAGCTGGAGGCAACCGAGCACCGCGTCATCAACGTGCTTGAGCGCGTTCTTGGGGATCTTCATGGCAGAAGCGATTTGTAGTGATGTTGACTTCATTGAGCTCTGGAAAAAGCACAAGTCTGCGATAAAAGTAGCTGAAATTCTGAAATGCACCGCTCGGGCGGTGCGTATGCGCCGGCGCCGTATAGAGCAGAAGTACAACGAGCCGCTCGACACCTATCACATTCTCGCCCAGAACTGGGTGGCGACTGCTCACCAGCACGCGGCCAGGCACTACCTGGGTATCGAAAATGGTACGGTCATCGTTTTCTCGGACGCGCACTTCTGGCCCGGCCTGCGCTCGACCGCGTTTAGGGGCTTGTTGTGGGCGATCAGCGAGATGCAGCCCAAGGCGGTCATCAACAACGGCGATGCGTTCGACGGATCTTCAATCAGCAGGTTCCCCCGGGTCGGCTGGGACTCCAAGCCCTCGGTCATCGAGGAGCTCAAAGCCTGCGAGATGTACCTGGGCGAGATCGAGGACGAGACGCGCAGGGCTCGCAAGAACGCCAAGCTGGTCTGGACTCTGGGCAACCACGATGCGCGGTTCGAGAACCGGCTGGCTAACACCGTGCCCGAGTTCATGGCGGTCGGCGGCTTCAAGCTCAAAGATCACTTCCCGGCCTGGATCCCCTGCTGGTCGACCTGGCCGACCGAGCACGTCGTGGTCAAACACCGCATGAAGGGTGGCGTCCACGCGGCCCACAACAACACCGTCAACAGCGGCAAGTCGATTGTGACCGGGCACCTGCACTCGCTCAAGGTGACGCCCTACAACGACTACAACGGCGAGCGTTTCGGAGTCGACACAGGCACGCTGGCCGACACCGGCGGCCCGCAGTTTGTCGATTATCTTGAAGACAATCCGACCAACTGGCGCAGCGGGTTTGCCGTCCTAACGTTCTACCAGGGCAAGTTGCTCTGGCCCGAGCTGGTGCATGCGTTTGCGCCGGATCTGATCCAGTTTCGCGGACAGGTCATCGATGTCAGCAAACTATGAGCCCTTGGCTTATCATCTTGACGGGCGCGATTTACGCCTACATAGCTGTTGAACAGATGTTCAAAGGCAACAGCCAAATGGCCATCGTTTACAGCGGCTACGCGTTCAGCAACGTGGGTCTTTATTTGCTGGCGCGGTAGCCTTGCGCTGCCTGGAGTCAGGAACTGGCCGCTCCTCCGTCGAGAACCGGTGCTCGTTACCGCACTCTCTGGATCTGCGAATAATTCCGTTCTTCGTTCGCGTGTCTTTGACCATCGTCCACGCTTCGCAAACTGGGCACTTCATTCGTAGGTTTCCATCCAAAGCGGCGCCAGGTGTCCTGGACATTGGTTTCAGACGCGCTAACGTATTTGAAATTGGGGTCGAGGATATTGGGGTTCACTACTTCATTCGATCCAAGTTTAATCATACTTTGTCCTTCTAAGCAGAGCGCCGGCCTTCTGGCGCACCTCGGCGGTGACGGCGTGACCCAGATCCTCCGGGTCCAGCAGGCGAGCGATGAAGTCGTGCAGCGGTTGGCGCTCGGCAGCGGCAACAAGGGTGGCGAAGCGTTCAAACGCATCGGTGTAATTCCACAGGTCAGGGTCAAGCCCCGCCTCCCGCGCCATGCGGATGATGTTGTCGCGGTTCATTTGAAGTCCTTTCCGAAATCTTTCTTGTACTCCAGCTTCCACTGCTCAAACTCCCGAGCCGAAACATCGGAGGACTTCCGCGCCTTTTGCAGTACCCACAGGGCGATCTTCTCAGCGAGTTTTTCTAGCCAGTTCATTCCAAGCCTCCGTACATCGACCACTCCCTCGCCTTCTCCACCATGAACAAACCCTCGGCCCGGGTCATGCGCGATGAGCGCACGAACAGATTACCGTCCTCGTCGTAGCCAATCACCATCACATCGGTCAGGTCGGCCTTGAGTGCGGAGTTCAGCGCCTGCTCTGCGGTGTAGTTGGTGCTTGCGGGTAGCTCAATAACTTTCTCGTTGTTCATGCTTCCCCCTTTACTGCGGCGATGGCGGCGCGGGCTTTGTCAAATGCGCCCCCCATAAATCCGATGCGGGCATCAAAGTGAGCGCTTTGCTCAACGCATTGTATGAAGTAATCCAGCGCCTCCAGCAGTTGCGCGTTCACGCTGTGCAGGCGGCGCAGTTCGGCGGCGGCTTCCTGCTGCGTGTGAAGCTCATACGAGTCATGCGGCAGGCACCGCTCAAGAGCATCAGCCAGTTGCAGGGCTTGGGGTTGTTGGGTCATACCCCGTTCCCTTTCTTGCACGGCCATACTGTCGCCAGCGCGATGGTGGTCAGCAGATCACCCGTGTGGTGGCGGTGCTGAGGGTTGCGCTCCAGGTAGCTCCTGACGATGTCGCGGGTCTGGCCTGCGGTGATCTGGTCGCTGGGCGGGCAGATGGTCTGGCTGCGCTGGGAGTCGAACACCCCCATGACGTAACCCAGAGCCTGCATCTGCTCAACAGGCTGCCCGTTCATCCGCATAAGCAGATCGTTGCCGTTCCAGAACTCGGCGTGTGTAGCGCCAGACGCCACAAGGGTGCAGGCGAGTAAAAGGCGTTTCATTCGCCTTTCCCCCGAGTCCACAGCGGCGGGTCGATCTCCTCCTCGTCGCGTTTGTACGGCAGCAGCGCGTCCATGTACTCGTGCGCTAGGTGCGTGACCACCGCGCCCAGCACGATGCCGCAGATAAAAAGCAAAAAGTCGCCCATTTCGTGTCTCCTTACAAAGTAGATGCGTGTAACGCTCCGGCCATCAGATGGTTGAGCATCTGCGACTGGCGCTTGCTGCGGTAACGCCTGGCGATCTCGGCCCGCGTCATCCGACGGCGCTGGGCATCTCTGCCAGCCCCGATCTTGTAAATCTTCAGCGAGTCCCGGCCCGTCCGGTCCATGCCCCAGCTGCCAATGTGAACCGCCTTGGCCCGATACAGCTCGCGGCAGTAGTGCAGCACCGTCACATAGTGCAGCCCCGTCTCTTGCGCCAGCTCTTCGCAGGTGTAGATCCCATCAAGCAACAGCTTGATCAGATGGGCATAGCTGTATGCGTTGATTTTGACGATGCGCTTATTGCGTGGTGTTGCCATTTCTAGCCTCTTGACGACCTTGTCCAATGAGCCTACGGGCCTCTGTTTGGTCTTCTGGGGTTTCGCTTGAGAGCATTGCTCTGATGATTTGCGCCTGACCACGGGCGGCATCTACTGATTTGGCTGACTCAAATTTGTAGCCAGCCCGGATGTAGTCGGCCTCTGTGTGATTCATGGTTTGAGCACAAACAAAAAGTAGATGGCAAATGGTGCGCCAAGCAAGATGGCGCAGAGGAGGGCGGTTAGGGTGTCTCGCATGGTGTTGTGTTGATTAGGCACCGATAGCGGCGTAGTAGCCGTCAGCAATGACGCGATACTTGTTGTCGCCAAGTTCAATGAAATCGGCAACCGAACCCGTAAAGTGAATGACTGCGCGGGCGATCAGATCACGCTCGGAATCGTCAGCAACAGTCACGATGCGATTGATGCGGTTTTTCCAGTTCTTGGAATTGGCAACCTTGTTGAACGCGGCTTGCAGTTGCTCTTGCGTGTACTCAGGACGCTCGGCGCGGGGGACTGCGTTGTCGTAGCGGCTGGCTTGGATTTGAAACATGATTTGCTCCGTTTGCGTTGTTGATGGATGTATCTTCCCACAATCTCACACAATCGCAAGTAGGGACAAACCCTAATATCACTTCTTGTCTTTTTCTTGCGACAGGCCCTGCTTGATGTAGTGCAGGATCTGGGCGGCCAGCGTTCTGGTGTTGGCTTGAGCTTGCTGGCGAATTTGGGCCTCCACGTCAGCCGGGAGGCGCACCGTCATGTAGCGATCTTTGGTCATGTTCTTCCTTGAAAGCGAGGATCTTTGCCTTGGCGTCCTCAGCACCTTTGCCCACTATACACCAATAATTCACACCTTCTAGGTAGGTGATCCAGTCCTTCTGCTCGGCGCTCAAAGACCCGCCTTTGATCCGCTTCATCTCAATCCACAGGCGCCAGGCTGGAACGCATAGATCGGGCACCCCGCTACTCACCCCTTCGGCCTTGAGTTTGGCGGCCGTAGAGGGGCTTCTGATGCCCCCGTTGGGGATTGCAAAGATGCGGACGCCTTTGAAGGTCTGGCGGAACCATCGCACCAGCTCGCGCTGCTCAAAATGCTCACTCGGAACCTGGTCAGTCAAAACGGAACCTCCGGCTGCCACTTGTCGCACTCACCCACGGCGGCCGCAAACTCTGCCGGCGGCTTCATCCAAAACTCAATACAAAGTCCGTCTATCGCATAGTGCTCGCAGGTGTGGCAACACTTAGGTGGCCCTGCTTTAATCCATTCTTTGTAAATCTTCACAACTTCAGGTTCCGGCGGCCTCATTCCATGTTCTCCTTACGACTTTGAAAAATTTCCCGTCCATGCGGTATTCGATAACGCTTGGGTGCCTTGATTTGCCCATCTGAATGACGATGTAGTCGAGCGCCTCCGCGCCATCGAGGCGGCTGATCTCGGACAGATCAGCCCCGCTTTTCTCGGCAATTGAGACAAGCCTCTGCAGCGCCATCTGGCCCGCGTAGCCATCGTTGAGCACCGGCAGGTACTCGGTGATTGGTTTATCGGACAGGCCACCGTAGTAGGTGCAGGCCAGCATCAGGTTGCCGCTGGCCTTGCTGATGTGCCTGCGCCAGCTCCAGCCAGTCACCTCAAAATCCTTGCCTTCCATGCCCATGATGTCGTCATGGCGCAGCTTGAGCTTCTTTTCCTCCGGCTCCGGGAAAGGATGCCCGCAGGCCGGGCACTCCCTGGCGGAGATATGCACCAGCTCGCTGCAGTTGTCGCAGACCTTGACCGGGGCTTCCCCGTCCCCGTCGCCGCCTTTTTTCGGGGGCTGCACAGCAATGATCGGCCCGTGCATCTCCACCACGCCAGCAAAGTCCAGCACCAGGCAATGGTCGGTGTGGCTTTTGACGCGCATCCCGCGCCCGGCCATCTGGACGTACAAGCTGGCGCTCATGGTCGGGCGCAGCATGGCAATCAGGTCAATGTCAGGGTAGTCAAAGCCGGTGGTCAGCACATTGGCGTTGGTGAGAGCTCGGAGCTTTCCAGCCTTGAAATCATCGAGCAAGCGTTTGCGCTCCGCCTTTGGCGTCTCTCCTGTCACGCACTCGGCGGCTACTCCATGCTCTCTAAGCACCTGGGCAACGTGCTCGGCGTGCTGCACACCAGTACAAAACACCAGCCACGCCTTGCGATCACCAGCCAATGCAATCACTTCTTGAACCACGCGCTGGTTGTTGTCGTCCGTATCTACGGCCGCCTGCAGCTCGCTCTCGATAAACTCTCCGCCGCGTTTCTTGACGCCAGATGTGTCCAGCCTTGCCCTAGTGACCTTGGAGCGTAGCGTTGACAGGTAGCCCTTGAACACCAACTCTTCAATACTGACTGGCTCCAGCAGAGCGTCAAACAGGGCCGGCTTGTCGGTGATCAGGCCGTGCCCGAGCCGGTAAGGGGTGGCGGTAAGCCCCACAACGCGCAACGCCGGATTGATTGCTTTGAGATCGGCTAGGAGCTTTCGATAGCCCCCCTCGTCCTTGTGATTGACAAGGTGACACTCATCAATGATTACCAGGTCGAGGTGGCCCAACAGATCGGCCTTGGTTCGCACCGACTGGATGCCGGCGAACGTGATCGGCTCGCCAATGTCTCGCTTGCCAATGCCGGCGCTGTAAATACCCATCGGTGCGCCTGGCCAATGCTGGCGCATCTTCTGCGCGTTCTGCTCAATCAATTCCTTGACGTGGGTGAGCATCAGCACCCGAGTTTCGGGCCAGTTCTGCAAAGCATCTTTGCATAGCGCCGCCACGATGTGGCTCTTGCCAGAGCCGGTGGGCAGGACCAAACAAGGATTGCCAGCGTTGCCGGCCGAGAACCAGGCGTAGAGCTGGTCAATGGCGCGTTGCTGGTAATCACGCAGCATTAATGTGCTCCTGAATCCGTGCTCCGATCCAGCGCACTACCGGCACCGCCCAACTGTTACCCAAAGCCTTATATCGAGGCCCGTCCGGACACTCGCTGGCGGGTTTCTTGCGCCACGGAATTGCGGTGTAGTTGTCGGGGAAGCCCTGCAGCCGCTCGCACTCGACGGGGGTAAGGCGGCGCACTTGCATGGCGGCGGCGAGCATGGGCGTGTTTCGACCGCTTGCGTTGCTGTTTGTGTTTATCGTGTTGAACACATCGCTAGTGCGGACTTCTCCAAGCTGGTTTTGTGCAAACGCCACCGCCTGCCCCTGCGCCCTATCCAGCGTGTGCGCCATTTCCTCGCTGATGCCGTGGCCGTTGGCACTGGTGTTTGCGGTGCGAACGGCGTAAGAAACAACCGGAGTCTGCCCCTCATCCAGCGTGCTATTGATGCCCTTGTGCATCCGGGCGGTCAGGCAGTTGGCGACCGGGTATGGCTGCACCACCTGCAGCGATTCGACGCTGTCTACGTCCCTGCCTGGCCCGTTTGAGCCACCGCCATTAGAGCAGCCTGCAATTGTGGGGGCAGCGCTTTGCCCCGCTTCTCTGCTCGGCGCAGTATCCCGGCGCACGCCGTCGAACTCAAAAAGAACCGCTGCGGGATCGAAGTCGTTTCGAGCACTTGCGACAACGAACACACGGCGGCGTCGTTGGGCCACTCCGAAATATTGGGCATCAAGGACTCGCCACGCGACTGCTCTTTGGGGGCCAAACACACAACCCGCGTTAGTCCATTTGCCCCCTGGCGGGAGTAGCGGTAGCTCTTCACCGGCAATTCCCGCCAGAAAGCATCCAAATGCGTTGTCGCTTGTGTTGAGGACTCCGGGGACGTTTTCCCAGAACACGATGCAGGGCTGCTGTCCTCCAGCAGCGCGAACATGGTCAATTGCATTGGCGATCTCACAAAAAGTCAGGGACAAATTGCCTCGAGCATCGTCGAGGGACTTACGCAGGCCGGCGACAGAAAATGCTTGGCACGGGGTGCCACCGCAGAACAGATCCGGGGCCTCCACCTCACCGCTTCTAATGCGGTCAGGCAAGGTCGTCATGTCGCCCAAGTTGGGTGTGTCGGGGTAGTGATGCTTGAGCACGGCAGACGGGAAGGGCTCAATCTCGGACAGCCAGGCGGCCTTCCATCCGAGCGGCTCCCATGCAACGCTGGCGGCCTCAATGCCAGAACAAACAGAACCGAATTTCACCCCACAATCCTCCCGGAAAATTTATTGCGGAAATCGCTCAACATCTCGCTGGGATTGGCGCACGCGCTGGGGTTCGACACAATCTCCCTGCTGGTGTAGACATTGGCATCGCCCTCGCCATTGGCAACGTCTTTGCCGTCAATGATGTAGACGGCCGTCCATTCGTCCAGCCCCTCTTTGCGTTGCCACGGAACCAGATCAGGATGCAGCACATGGCTGTCGCATCCTTGCTTCTGGAACTCGACCGGAATCCCGTCCGCATCGTGCCTCTCGCAACGCCAGGTGCTAGCTGTACTGTGGGCGCAGGTGCGGCAGTTGACGTGCTTGCTGAGTTTGGTGCTATGGCAAAACTCATGCGCGTCGCAGAACTTGCACTGATACCAGCTCGGGTCTTCGCTGATCGGCGGCGGCATCTGATCGGCAAGCGCCAGGTAGTGACCACGGCGGATGTACTTTTCGGCAACCTCTTTGTTGTACTGAACTCGCTCGGTGTAGATGCGGTCGTCGTCTTTGCACACGGCCAGATACAAGGCCCGGTCAATCTTGGTGCCGTGCATGTAGAGCTGCATCTGCACAAAATGCTCCGGCTTGGACTTCTCCACGCCGTTCTTCTCTAGGTCGGCAAAGCTCTTGGCACTATGCGTCTTGAACTCGGCGATGTGCTTTTTCTTCGGGGCTTCCGGCACACCAGACTCGATGATGGCGTCGATGCTTCCAGAGACATGGGCTCCAAGATCAACCCTTTGCTGCTTCGCACCAAACATCCGCACATCCATGCCGATGGCCCGTAGGTCGCTCACAATCGTGACCTCCTCGTTCTGGCCACGGCGGAACAGCCGTAGGATGCGCCCCGGGAACTTCGGCTGCACGGCCCAGCGAAACGACAGCCAGATCCATCGGTCGCAAGGATGTCCAAGCTGGCTGCAGCCAAGATGCCCCCTTGGGGCTTCCGCTTTGGATTCGTGGTGCTTGTCAATCAGCAGGGAAATGCTATTATCTGACTCGGGTATCTTCATGCCCACTCCTGTTTAAGTTGTTTGGTTTAACCCCGACCTCGAAAGAGGCCGGGGTTTTTTATTGGTGGGGGTGGCAGGCGCTGAACCCCTGCTCTCACTTTGCGGGCGAACAACAGAAACGCCCATTGCCGACAGCCCGGCGATTCACCCCCGTCAATCACTTCTTAGCCCAAGGCGGCGCAGCACCTTTAGTCGGTGCGGCCGCAGGAGCAGATGCCGGAGCTGCAGCCGGGGCAATGCTCCCGCCAAGGCTCTTGTAGCCTTTGACCTCGTTGCTCGCACCGTACTGGGCGTCCTCTTTAATCGCCAGCTTGATGCCGATTTGGTTGCCGATCAGCTCATCGGTATCGGTGACCTTTGCCAGGCCGATGGCCCGCATGATTTCACCGAGGTCGGCCCGCCCGATCTCTTCGGCCTTCGGGTTAGGGTTGCGGATGTTGAGGTTGCCAAACACCACGCGGCCTTGGTGGGTCGGGCCGGTGATGTCATAGCGCAGTTTGATGTACTGGCCGGTGCCGGCTTTGGTGTCCTTGAGTTCGGCCTGGCTGATGGTGGCGGTGTACCAACCCGCGGGCAGGGGCTCGTAGGAGCCGGTCTTTGCTTGGGGAAGTTCGTTCAGATCGATGGATTGGGAGAGGAAAGCCATGGTTACTCCTTGACGGTGATTTTGAAAGACGGACGACCGGGTTTGGCCGTGATGGCACCAGCCAAAGGCCGGGTGATTGCTTCGTCTGCCTGTTTCCAAGCAGTCATGTTGATTTCAGGCTTCCACCTGAAAAGATTGGGCAAGTGATCAATAAGCCCGCACTCTGCGGCGATCTCCTGCAACTTTGCCGAGTCAACCTTGCGGTCGATCCGGCCTTGGATCTTGACGACAAAGCCAGTCGGTTCTGCCGTCTCGGTGTTTTCAAACGCCTCGGGCAGCGCAAGCATCTTGACCATTGCGTCTTCAACCTTGCGCCGCTCGACGACAGCCTGCTCCTCAATGGTCTTCCAGCGCAACCAAGTTGCACTGAGATCTTTGAGATCGGTCATCCCTTGCCTCCGATCTTGGCAATGATTTCGCCAAGGTCAGGGGCTTCCCATCCAGAGAGTTTCCCCGAGCGGTCTTTGGCCAGCCACAGGCCGTCGCTGTCGCACATCAGGGCACGTTGGGTCACGCCCTCAGCATCCCGCTCAACGCGCAGGGCCAGCACCTCATCGAAGAAGTAGGGCAAACCCTGAGTCAGGCTCTTACCCGGCATTCCGGGGTTGTAGAG